ATTGTTTGGTCACTGGGAAAAGCCAGATGGAGGATTGAGCGGGCAGTTTTGGTTTTGGTTGGCGACAGTTACGCCATCAACCATCGGCCTATTGAGGATGGATTTACACCGTGGCTTGAAGAGAAGGTTAGAACCAACACGCTGCTTCAGCTTCAATGGTTCTTGTCCAAGCTTCCAAACATCAAAGCTATGCCGCCTCGAAAAGTGAAAAAGCCATGACCAACGGAATACCTTGGGAATCGGTCAGGAAAGTACCAAGCGCCGACCATCGTAAGCTGGTTAGGCGTTGGAAGAACGGGGAAAGCTATAGCCAGATAGGCAAGACCTACTCCGTGTCTAAAGCCAGAGTAGAGCAGATAGTCAATAAAATGCTTCGCCGGAAAAAGGCAAAGGTTAAGGCTTATCTGTTCAGACGTTACATCCGGGGACAAACATGGACCCCCAAAATGCAGATGATTGAGTTTGAGATGATGAGAGGCGAAAAATGACTGACGTACCTAAACCCAAAAAGGGAACGCCTCGTATCCCTAATCTGCCTAAGCCTGCTTCTGTCGAGATCACGCTTGGCGAGGAAGAGTTTGTCTCAGATCGCCAGACCAAACCCACGGGAAGACCAAGAGTATTCTCCCAAGAGATAGCAGACGCTCTTGAACATGAGATGATTAACGGACTGAACATCGTCAAAGCTTGTAACAAGCTCAATTTGTCACGCAGTTCTATTTATAGGTGGATGCAGGAAAACCCTTCTTTTAGGACTCAGTGTGCGGGCGCGAGAGAAGGCTTAGCTGACAAGATGTTAGCTGATTTGGAGAATGAAATAGATGAAGCTGAAAAGCAGGGTCGCGATCCGCAGTTTTTGAAGATAAAAGTCTCGCATCGCCAATGGCTTATAGAGAAGATTGCACCCAGAATGTACGGACAGAAGGTAATGACTGAGGTTTCTGGCTCGGTTGAGGTCAAGAAGGCCAAGACGATTGACGTATCTGTCCTATCTCCTGAACAGCGGTTTGCCCTGAAGAACGCAATCATCGCCTCCAAGGAAGCTGCTGAAGAGCAGAACAACGATTAACGAAGGTCTTACGACTTTAGTCTAAGGATAATCTTATGCCGTATGAAGTTAATTACCAAGAAACCCTGAAGTTGATCACCAAGCTGGAAAGAGAAGTCCGTCAGGTGATGAAGGGCTTTTACAAGCGCGAGTTAGAAAACCAGAAAATGCGAAAGGCTGTCATAGCCGTTCTGGATTCCCCTGATGTGAAAATGGACCAGCTAACCAGAGCCATGCTGCTGGAGTCGGTCAACTACACACCGTGGACCAAAGCCAGAAAAACCGCCGACAAGATTGCTGATGAAACCATCATGGAGGAGTTAACCCGTGACAATGCTCCAACTTAACCCGCCCTTGCCAGTAAAGACCCCTAGAGGAACTGCGCTGGCACAGGTGCTAATTGACTACGGTCCTGAGTATGATCTGATTTGGGTCTGTTTCGAGGCCAATGGCGAGTGCTGGTCGTGGCGCAACCAAGACATCAGAGCAGAGAGCAATCGGACGTTTGGAAGGAAGACCAATGCTTGATCACTTTGTTTCAAATGGCTGGCACTGGACCTATGGCGTCCTGCGCCGGGTCGATCAGGACCAGCCTTATGGCTACTGCTACGAGATGCCGGACGGTGATCTGGTCTTCACGCCAGCTATCCATCACCACAAACAGGCGTACTTCACTTGCTTTGAAGATGCCGAAACTTCTGAGAAATACTTGACGTTGATCCCTTCCAAAGTTGCGGGCCGTAGTGTATAGTTTCGTTTAGGATTTGATATACGAGGTGTGATATGCGATTTGCTATTGGGATAGGACTGTCACTGCTGTGCAGCCCGGCGTTGGCTGATGTCTGGGCTACGGGCGATTGCCTGACCCAGATTGGCACCAAGATCAAATACATCGTCCATGATGGTGAGGGGTTCATCACCTACGGGAACGATGGTCCTTATCCCATGTTCACCAAGAAGGAAGGCGACCTCGGCATCATCACCCACATTGGCAACAGTGGGACCATGACGCTGGCGGTCAACTTCAACACAGGCCGGGGCTACTCGGTCACTCGCCATGACAACGGGAAGGTTGTCGAGGGCAACGTCAGTTGCAAACTCTCCAGCATGAACAGGTGATTGATATGACTGATACCGAGTTAGACCTGAAGATGGCCCGGATACAACTCATCTGCTGCTATGTAACCATCGCCGGTTTGGTTGGTCTTCTTATCTTGGAGAAGATGAAATGATTGATCTGAAAGAACTAGACAACGACCCGTGGTCTACATTTCCTACAAAGAAAGATGACCTCCGCGCATTGGTAGCTGCTGTAACGTGGCAACCTATTGAGACTGCGCCAAAAACAAAGAAACGTATTTTGGCAATCAAGGGCAAGACAATGAAAATTGTCGTTTGGTCTGCAATTCTAGAGGAATGGGACAACCCGCAAGAGTGGGGCGAAGATGGAACATGGAAGCCAACCCACTGGATGCCTTTGCCAGAGCCACCAAAAGGAGAAGTGCTATGACCGGCTATCAATCCAAGAAGCTAATGGCCCAGAGCCGTGAGGACGATCTTGTGAAGCTTCTACGCGCTGAAGACCCTGAGTGCGGTTTGCGCCATAGCATTGCGATGGAAGCCGCCGACCGCATTGAAGAACTACAGGATGAAGTAACTTACTTGCGAGGTTTTGCGCGTAAGGTTCGCGCCGTATTAGGGGAGAAGAAAAATGACTGAACAGACACCCGCAGATGCTTACATTGAAAGCTGCCTCATCGACCTGTCTAAACAACTGACTGCCGCTCAAAAACGTATTGTGGAACTGGAAACTGAAGTTCTCAGGATTGGTGAGGTTTTGGACATGTTGCCAATTGCTTCTCTTGAGTGGAATAGCACCGATCAACCGCCACCCGACTTTGCAGAGCGCCTACTCAAGGCTTGGGGCAAGATCGCAAAAGATACGCTCACCGATTCAATTTACCAAAAGCTACTAAGGGCCAAGTATGCGGAAGAGGATATGAAAGACTAACCATGACCGTAATGATCAACGTCGATGGGGCTGAAGTAGACGGGGACGCGATCCTCTTTGAAATCCTCAAGCAGGATGCTGAGGAAAGCCTTGTCGAGTTTATCAAACAGGCTTGGCACACCATTGAGCCGGGTGCTGAATACATCCACGGTTGGCACATCGACTTTATCTGTGAACATCTTGAGGCTATCACTAATGAGGTCGAGCTTCCTGATGGGACGCCGTATAACCGGCTGCTGATTAACATCCCGCCCGGCACCATGAAAAGCTTGATCACTAACGTCTTTTGGCCCGCTTGGGAATGGGGTCCAAGGAACATGCCTCATCTTCGGTACGTCTGTGCGGCCCATAAGGTTGAGAACCTGTCGGCCAGAGACAGCCGCCGCATGAGGCAGATGATCTTGTCCGAATGGTATCAGGCTCGGTGGGGTAGTCGGGTCAAACTTGCCAAAGATCAGAACGAGAAGTTGAACTTCATGAACGCTTCAGGCGGGTTTCGTATTGCGACCGCCATCACCAGCTTGACGGGTATCCGTGGCGACAGGGTGATCATTGACGATCCGCACTCGGTTGATTCGGCCATCTCTGAGACGCAGCGCGAGAGCGAGGTGCAAACTTTCCTTGAGGCTATCCCGTCCCGTTTGAATAACCCAATCTCCAGTTCGATCATCGTGATCATGCAGAGGCTGCACGAGGAGGATGTCTCTGGCGTCATCCTCGAAAAGAACTTGGGCTATGACCACATCATGCTGCCCATGCGGTATGACCCGACGAGAGCCATGCCAACCAAACTTGGATACGAAGACCCTCGTGAGGAAGACGGGGAGCTATTGTTCCCGGAGCGGTTCCCTCTGGATGTAGTCGAGCGAGACGAACGGGCTATTGGCCCATATGCGTCTGCTGGTCAGTTTCAACAAATGCCAGAGCCTAGAGGCGGCGGTATCATCAAGCGTGACTGGTGGAAGCTATGGGAGGGAGACGCTTTCCCGCCTTGGGACTTCATCATGGCTTCGGTTGATACGGCCTATACGACCAAGACCGAGAACGACCTGACGGCTATGAC